ATTTCACCCTTGAAATTCTCCTCGGCGTCTTCTTGCCGGTTGCATGCCCATTTCATTTGGGCCAGCGTCGCCATCTGCATATGTCAATTGTATATTTCTATCCCATGGCACAGGTTTCAACGCTGCTTCAGCGACTGTATTATCGAATTTCTTCTTAGGTGTCTTGGGTAAATTTTGATAAGCTTTTTTGAGCTTCTTTTTCGAAGCTTGTTGCGATAGCAATGCCTGTTGAGTAATGTAACCAGGTACTTCTGATAGCTTGAGTTCGCCCATTTCCGCTAGCTCATCTGCGAGATCGTCCCTCCTCTCTTTCACGCTACTACTTAATTTCGTAACAGCATCTGAGCTAACATCCGCAACATAATCGGGTACATTATTTCGAATCAATCTGTTACTTCTTTTGCTCAATGTTGCAATTGCATTACCACTTGCAAGTTGCTGGGGAACATTTTGAACGTCGTTAATGAGCTGGTTGCCTCGAGAGCTTACTCCTGCGACTGTGTTTTGAATCAACGATGTGGGCCCAAATACGGTGTTATAAATTTTATTAGCAGCATTATTCATTGTAATTGGTTTGTTGACATCATTACTACTATCATCGGAATCTTCCCTTTGATCATCGCTGTCTTCAGTATCAGAATCGGAATCGGATTCGGATCCATCGTCGCTAGAATACTCAGAGCTACCCGATGATGTCGATCCATCATCACTCGCGGATGATCCAATATCTTTCGTTTCTGGGCCACCTGTGGTATATTCTGAGTCATATTGTCTTTCGTCATAGCCGTATTCTTCGTCACTGCTATCTACTTGTTTAAACCTGGCATTGTGTCTTCTGTGCATGTTTTGTAATCGTCTCTCTTCTGCGAATGCTGTTTCATCTATTTGCCTGCTTTCGATTTCTTCGTCCGATTCAACATTATTGAATTCATTTTGCATGAACCCCTGATAGTCTGGATTATAATTTGGATTCAGGGGATATTCCATGTCTTTCGCGTCTTTAAAGTTTAGTTTTGAAGGAGACAGGACTTTTAAGGACAAGATGAAGTGTAGATCGACCCCCTTGAAGTCGTAGAGCTTACCATCAGATTTGCGCTCAAATCTAAAATGTAACCTCGAGAGCTTTCCAATCGGATGAAATTCTTTATATTTTACACTGAAAAATTCATTTTTATTTGCTGCGTAGCCGGACCTTACATCTATTGTGAACAATGCCAGTCCAGGTGAAACATCATTTGCATCCATGGCCCCCCTACTGTGATTTTCAATTTCAGGGCACCGCAGTGTGACGTAATTTTCGGTTACCATGTTGATTATTCCGGGCGGGACCATTTCAAAAGTGGTGTTATACATAACACTGTTATAAATAATGTTTTCATCATAATCGTTGGCTAGTACCTCTAATATATCGATTCGATTGTTACGAACGTCGACCATGTTCGTTGATTTAACCAAGTACAAGGCATAGTTGGCATCGAGAATTCTTATGAAATTGAATGGAGATAGATTTAAGCGTTCTGCAGTGTTATCCCAGCTAATATCGTATGTCAAATAATATTGCCCATTGGAACTCGAATAAATGCACTCGATCACCAAGTTTTGATCATTAGTGGAATGAGTTGATTCCAACATGATATAAACGACTCCTTCATCAAGATTCGGGATCTGCGATATCTTGAACTTGAATTTATGCAAATTTATTGCTTCATAGTTAGAGCTATTGACAAATCTCACAGTTGATTCATCAGTATATTCGTCGGATGTGAGCTGAATTGGATTGTCTTGGTCACCGTTAGTATCATTTGTGGTTGAGCAAAAGAACTCGTGCTTTGGAATTGTATATAATTTTTTGGAATTGTCCATTGTGTAAACGAATTCGACTTTTATTTCTACAATTGTCACGTCGTCTGACAGAGAACCAATATTTTTAATGTAAATTGAATCCTTAACAAACTGTGATCCTAAATTTGAAATATCGAGGGTAGTATTATTGATTGACACGCTTTTAATCAATATCCCGCAATTGATTTTCTTAACAATATTATGTTCGTCTAGACTTAAAACATAACTTAGTACTCCTGTCGCTTGATCTAATATGATTACCCGTCCATTTCCATTTGGGTTTGAACGGTCTACCTTTATAGAGAATGAATCAGCTAAACATTTTTCTTCATTTATTATCGTCTGTGCACTCGGCATTGTAAACATTCTGAGATCCCTACTGAACAGGTCATCTTTAATTACATAGCCGTCGTCTTGATTGCTGGCATGCAATGAGAACCCTAATATCGGCGCCATAGGGGAATTCAACAAACTAGCGTCAATTATAAATGGAGATCGTCTGCTTGAGAATTTGAGATATCCTGATTCAGCAATGGTAGCATCGCTATCGAAGGCTGCGCTATCGGGCACGACATTAAAAGTTTGGTCAATGTTCCGAAAAGCGCTTACGATATCTGACAACAGACTGTCAGCTTGTGTGAAGTCGGTAGGTCGTAATTCAACGTCGTGAAACTCATTTTTGATTTCCATGGTGTTAACATCGTCAAGGGTGTATGTATACATCCATGTACGCAATCTACCATTGTGTTTATCGACTGTAAAAGTTGTTCTAGGAATGGCTGCGTTCAACACTTCACAACCGATTACATTTCTGAATGGTTCTGGAAATTCAACTACAAATTCAGACGGAGTACGATAATGAAATTTATTTCTTCTGGAAGAATCAATCAGAAGAACAACATTATTTTTTATACTATTCCTATACAAATAATGGATATCGTCGATTGTCATCACTGTTGTTATATTTAGTGTTTTTTTTTTAAATGGTTTCTCGTTCAAATTTCTGGAAATAACCGTAAAAGTGTAATGCTTTTTCTGCTGCATCGATTTCTGCTGCTTTTTTATTGATTCCTTTTCCGATCCCAATGATGTCTCCTATGTCATTTTTAACAGAGACGGTATGAACTTTCTTTGAATTTACTTCATCAATATTGACTTCATAAAAGCGCGGTACCCATTGGAACGTGTGTTGGCAATATTTGATGAGCGTATCTTTGTAATTTTCGCTTTTATGAATCAGCTCGGTAAAATCGAGAAAATGTTCGATGACACTAATGATCCATAGTTGTGCAATCTCAAATCCATTGCCGTTTTTCTCTTCGTTATCCAGGAAGATGGCGCCGATGAAAGCTTCAAACACATCCTCGAGTATATTCTTATTAGCTCGCCCTTCATTGGCTTCGATTTGTTGCGATATGATCACATGCTGGTCGAATCCGCATTTTTTTGAAAGATTTGCTAACATTTTCCCATTTACAAGCTTGGTACGCATTGTGGTGAGGAACCCCTCCGCCATGTCAGGGTATCTCTCAAATAAATAGTATGCGGTCGTGACATTCAGAATAGAATCACCTAGAAATTCTAATCTTTCGTAACTTTCTTCTTGAAGCGGCATGCAACCGCTAGGGCAATTAACGTTGCCAATGACAAAGTTTTCATTTTTGCGTGTTATATAGGATTTGTGGATGAAAGCTCGTCTATAGAAATTAATGTCATAGAACTGCTCAACATCGAACTTTGTCAAAACCGCTCGCAGGTCTTCTTCGCAAAGTTTTACATTCTTCAAGTTGTAAGGTAAATCTTCCTCAGATACATTTCCCATGCTGTAATATGATTTTTGACTGAATGAATGTTTACTTTTTAAATCAATTTGTGATTGATATTCAAAAAAATAATTTCTACTTCTTCTTTTCCTTAGCCTTGGCCTTTTGTACAAAGGCTTACCAAAATGTGATGTGATCGCGGCCGTTATTTTATGTAAACGTATCTCTGCGGTTGTTCATTAACTAGACCACTCATGAACTCGTGACTTCCAATAAACACATCCATCGCCATTGATACTCTGATGTCATGTCCGGGATTTGGTGGCACACTGTGGAACATGTCGGTAGGAAATATTGTTATCAACCCAACTTTACTCTCATGTTTTACACCCTCGTAATAAGTTCCGATACTTGGATCTCCCTTCAAAAATATATTTACTGATGCATAAAATTCTTTTGGACTTGACTCTGACTCACAGTGACGGTGTTCTCGAATACCTTCGCCTTTTCTAAAAGTATTTGCCCAACACTGAACAACACAAGAACCAAAAATCTCTTTTAGTTTAGGTCGAATAATATGATCAATAACCCGCCGGCCCGCCGCGGTCCGCCCCCTCCGACCGACGTCGTCGTCAACATGAAGAAGATTAAAACAATAATATCGACCAGTTAAGGAATTATCTGAAGTACCCGGATACATGTCAGGCCCAATCCGTTTAATTTCATCTTCCAAAGAAAGAATAATTTTAGTAATAGTATCACTTTCTTTAGAAGTTAAAAACTCGCGTTTTTCTATGCGGTTCATTTATACTAAATGTAAATAAATATAAAAAAATATATAAAAATCGCGAGCTTCACCCTCCTAGCACCATTCTTAACCTCTCCCTCTCTTTTGCAAGAATTGCTTGCAATGACGATGGTGTTGTGGCCTTATTCTCCTCCTCATGCACATACTCAAATGGCGATGTGTGTAAAAAATCAATTGCCTCGTTAGCCTCTTTGGCACAAGTTTCGTGATCCCAGCCAAACTTGTCATCCAAATCCCGAATACAGACATTTCCCATAAAGAGAGACCCGCATTCCCTGACCGGCCTTGTCCCTTTCTTTTTGAGGTATCTGCGTGCGTTTAGTGTATCTCTGCGTATTTTAGTAATTAGCGGCCACATGGATTCCATATACTTAACCATATCGAGCGCTGAAGACTGTTTGTTTACGACTTTATTGTAGACTTCTTTGACAAAGATCTGTTCTTTCGTGCCATCTGGAAGTTCAGAGATAATCTTTTCCAAAGATGCCACCTTCCGCCACGGCCATTTCATGATCCCATTTTCTCTGCAAATCCTCTTCGCTTTAGTGGTCCCTATTCCAATTTTTAAAGCCGCCTCATTCAATGGCAACGTGAAATGTTTTATCAAAGACATGAAGTCTAAATATGACATGGACGTCGTTGCGCGTAAGAGATGTGCGTTGTGCGTGCGGTTGGGGGTGTGGCGGCGTTGTGATTCAAATAGCGTCTATGATGGGGACCACCGGTTCAAGATTATTCGTCAAGATTATTCGTCGTAATCTATGTGACTTGATACTACTTGCGAACTGAATCTACGATGAACTGAAGGACGTGTGCCGGCGGCGTAGAGATGTGAAAAAAGTTTGAAAAGAAAAAAAGGAAAAATAAGAAAAAATACTTAAGGGTTAGGTTATAATTTGAAAATACTATGATCACCATTAAATCAAATCAAAACGTGTCGCCTCAAAATCCTGTAAAGTTTATAAAGAAAGCGAAAGAACCTTCACAATTTCTGACTAGCTTGAACGAGAAGGCATCAAAAACCTCTACACAGAGAGCTTTTGGTCGGAAAAGAGAAGTTGACTTGATATCACAAACCTTGTTAAGAAGAAAGAAAGCTAACCCAATATTAATTGGTGCTCCAGGCACAGGTAAAACAGCGATAATCGAAGAGATAGCTCATCTCATTGTCGACGGTAAGATTCATGACGACTTACAAGGCGTTGAGATATTGGAGTTAGATGTGAATGCATTACTAGCGGGCACATCCCAAAGAGGCGCTTTTGAGGAGCGAATTGTTGAAGTATTGAAGGAACTGGAAGAATTGAACGAAAATGCAATTTTATTCATCGATGAGATACACCAAATATTGAATACGGATGGAACAGGTAGGAATGACAGCAGGACGCTTGGTGAGCTAATGAAACCTGCACTCGTCAGAGGCAATATCAGATGCATTGGGGCTACAACGCCCGATGAATATTCAAAATCCTTCATGAAAAACCCTGCTTTGAATCGACGATTTCAAAAGATAGAAATTTGCCAGCCTACAGCTTCACAAACGTTTGAAATTTTGAAAAATGCAGCAGAATACTTCGAAACTCATCATAAGTGTACATATAGTATTTCTTCACTAAAGTTGTGCGTTGATATTGCGGATGATTACGTGAAATATCGGCAGTTTCCCGATAAGGCTTTAGATCTTTTAGACGAAATTGGTTCTATGCACTGCATAGATGTGTCCAATGGATCTCGAACAGCAAAAGAAATAATTGATTGTGAGTACGTCGTGAAGTTTGCCACAGCGCATCTTGGATTTGATCTGTCGCCGAACATATTAAATGGCAGAAATCTTGGATCTCTCAATCACCAGGCTATCAAGATGAGATTAAACAACAAAATTATTGGACAGGATGATACGATAAATCAAATAAGTAAATGTTTTATGCGAAAAGATTGTGGATTACGGGATCGCCGCAGACCGATTGCGAGTATATTACTCCACGGTATGTCTGGAATTGGTAAAAGCGCGTTGGCAGAAGCTATTGCGAACGAATATAATTATTCGCTACTTCGATATGACATGGGTGAGCATATGGATGGAATGTCTGCGTCAAGTCTCGTAGGATCACCACCAGGATACGTTGGATACGATGAGGGAGGTACTCTTACCAATAAAATGAGGAGAGAACCGAGGAGTTTAGTCTTATTCGATAATGTTGACAAAGGACACCCGCAAGTGATTAATTTACTATTGCAAATCATGGAAGATGGATTTTTGAATGATTCAGAAGGAAATAGAATATCATTTTCAAACGCAGTAGTAATCTTAACAGTTACAATTGATAAGCACGAGTCGGGTGATATTGGATTTGATGTTGGAATGGATAACAATGAAAAAAATGTAGACTTATCTCATCTGTTTAAACCGGAGTTCTTAAATAGGATTGATCTCACAATCAAAATGAGAGAATTGACTAGTGATGATCTTAGACAGATTGCAACAAGGTATATCAAAGCTAAAATTGAAAGTGTGAAAGCTGTTAATTCAAGTGTAGACATTCCATCAGACGATGATGATATACAACACTATGTGGAAGAGATCTTAAGCATCGACAAGGTTAGGTGCCCGCGATCAGTTCAACGATATGTTGAAAAAATTTTGCTTGATCCGAAAATAAGTGAGATTCTACAAAA